ATCTCTAGAGAAAGATTCTCAGATTACATCTCACCCTTTATGAAGGACATTCCCAATGTAAAGGGTGCCACTCATAGACCAAGAGAGGGTGACCTTATTTGGTTCCCACTTGGTGATAAACTTTTTGAGATTAAGTATGTCGAACACGAACAACCCTTCTATCAATTAGAGAAGAACTATGTTTATCAACTGAGATGTGAACTCTTCAGATATGAGGATGAGGTCATAGACACTGGTATTGAAGATGTTGATGATGAAGTCATAGAAATTAGTACTGGTTTCACTAAGACTTTAGTTCTTGTTGGTGTTGCGGATACTGCTTTAGCTACAGCTACCCTTTGTTCTGGTGGGTCGGTAAATCAAATATCCATCACCAATATGGGTAATAACTACAATATTGCACCTATTGTAGCTTTCAGTTCAGCTCCATCTGGAGGTGAGACTGTCACTGGTATTGCGACAATTACTACTGAATATGTTGGTTGTGATGGTGATAAAGTTGGTAAGGTTATGGATATCTTGATAACCAATAGTGGTTGTGGATATACTGTAGCACCTAAGATTACATTTGAAACTCCAAAAGGATATACTGGATCTGGGGCTATTGCCACAGCAGGTATCAGTACAACTGGTTCCGTTAAACTTGTCACTATCACTAATGGTGGTAGTGGATATATCAGTAGTCCATCTGTTGGTATCTCTACACCAAAACATGTCGGAGCAGCTGCGACATCTATTCTGGCGGTTCCATCAGGAGTTGGAGCTGGTGTGAGTATTATCTCTGCACCAATCAGTATTGGGTCTTCGGCTTATCTATTCCCACATGGAACAACTGGTGGTGTCTTCTATAAGACATCTCCAACTGTCACATTCTCTGCTCCAACTGGAACTGGAAATGGAGCTCTTGGTGCAGCTACTATGGACGACTGCAGTTTGTATGGAGGAACGGTAAAGAGTCTTGCAAGCACTACAGAGGGTAAGTTCTATACCTCAACTCCAACGGTAACAATATCACACCCTGGAACATCAATAGCTTCAGCTACAATAGGTATCGCTGGTTCTTCGATTAATTCGAGTTCAGTTGCCTTCACAACAACAGGTAGAGCATACACAACAGCACCAACAGTGGCAATCACCACTTCTGGTTCGATGGTTCCACCAACAGTACAGGCTGTTGGTATCGTTACGATTCACCCAATCACAGGTGTTGTCACTGCAATCTCATTCAACCCATCAGATCCTTGGGCTGTCGGAACTTCAGCTACCATTGGTGCTGGTTATACTGTTGCACCTACTATCAGTTTCTCTGGAAACCCCTCACCAGTTCAATCCACAGCAACGGCTACAGTATCTGTTGCTGGTACAGTAACAACACTCTCTATTGGTAATAGTGGATTTGGTTATCAATCTACTCCTACTGTTACTATTGAGGCCCCAACTGGTGTTACTACACAGTTCACAGCAACTGGTATCGCAACGATAAGATTTAACTCAATCAATACAACGGGATCGATTGGTATTGGATCAACAGTCATCACTGGAATCAATACTACCAACATGATTGTAGGTGACAGAGTCAGACTTGGAACTGGATATAGTTCTCACCTTCCAGAGGTTCAAATCTTCCCAGATCCTACTCATATAATTGGTATTGGTGCTTCTACTCTGTTTATCAGTGAAACCACAACCAACACCGGAATTGCAACGACGACAATTGAGGTTGGTATTCAGAACTGTGGTATTGTCACTGGTATCTCTATCACTTATGGTGGTGGTGGATATTTGAGCCCGCCAACAGTGACGATCAGTAATGATACTAGTGAGAAGAATTATAATCAAGAAATTGTTGGTGTCCATACAGCAACTGCAACTACTATAGTATCGATGGCAGGAACAGTCTCTAGTGCAACACTGTCAGGTAATCAAAGAGGTGGTGGTTCTGGATATGTTCTGACACCAGAAGTAACAATTGGTGGTGGTGATAATTCAAATAGTGGTTCTGGAACATTCATCTTCAATGAAACAATAACAGGTTCTACATCTGGTGTTACGGGTAGAGTCAAGATTTGGAATTCAGAAACAAATACTCTAGAGCTTTCCAATATCACAGGTGACTTCACACTCGGTGAAAGAATTGTTGGTGATGAATCTGGAGCCTCATATGTTGTAAGAGTTGTCAATGAAGATGATATAGTTGATACTTTTGCTGATAACGATAACATTGAATTTGAGGCAGATAAGATTGTTGATTTTAGTTCCACCAATCCATTCGGGATGCCTTAATCTAAATAGTAACAAATAAAGACTAGACTGATGTTTGAGTATTTCTATAATGAAATCTTCAGATCCGTAATCATCGGATTTGGATCCATGTTTAATGGAATTGAAATTCAACATAAAAATGAGTCTGATAATCAAATCAGCACTCTCAAGGTTCCATTGGCATATGGTCCTACTCAGAAGTTTCTTGCAAGGATTGAACAGCAAGCAAACTTAAATAAATCAACTCAGATGTCTCTTCCGAGAATGTCATTTGAGTTCACTGACCTCCAGTATGACCCCACAAGAAAGTCAACTCAGACACAACAGTTTGTAGTCAAGAATTCCACTGGAAGTGAGATTAAAAAAGGATATGTTCCTGTCCCATACAACATGACTATTCAGTTGTCAGTTATGACAAAACTGAATGATGACATGTTACAGATTGTAGAACAAATATTACCCTACTTCCAACCATCTTATAATTTACCAATAAATTTCCTTGGTGACTTCAAGGAAAAAAGAGATATCCCTATTCAACTTGAGGGAATCTCTATGGAAGATGATTATGAGGGTAACTTTGAGACAAGAAGGGCTCTCGTATATACTTTGACATTTACAGCTAAGACATTCCTCTTTGGTCCTCTGTCCGATGTCTCAGGCGATATTATCAGAAAGGTTACTGTTGGTTATGTTGCTGGTTCCTCTGGTCCAGGTCTCAGAAATCCAGAAAGAGATCTCACATACAGAGTTGTACCAAGAGCTGTCCAGGATTATGATGACAGTTATGTTACCACCATTGCCGAGGATGTTGACGAAATAGTAAAAATTATTGAAGTTGCTGACGCATCTCAACTCTCAGCAGCAACATATATTCAAATCGGAAAAGAGGAAATGTATATTGAAAAAGTTTCTGGTAATAATTTGACAGTCAAGAGAGGTCAAGATACCTCGACAGCTGTAGAACATGTTCTTGGTTCTGGAGTCGCTACAATCACAGCCAATGATGCTAATCTTATTGAGATTGGTGATGACTTTGGTTTTGATGGTAATGTTTTCTGAGGTTAATTTATGTCTGATAAGTATGAAAATCTCGACGAAACATTTAACGTCGAATCGGTTGAGGTAGAGGTACAAAAGGTTGATACAAACACTAAGATTAATAAGATAAAGTCGGGTCAAGAGGACATCAGAAGAGATTATGAATATACCAGGGGTAATCTCTATTCAATCATTGAGAAAGGACAGGAAGCCATCGATGGTATCCTTGAACTAGCTCAAGAAAGTGAGATGCCAAGAGCTTACGAAGTCGCTGGTCAGTTAATCAAAAATGTTGCTGATGCGACTGATAAACTTCTAACATTGCAACAGAAACTCAAGGATGTAGAAGAAGAGAAAGATACCAAAGGTCCAACCACTGTCAACAATGCACTTTTTGTTGGTTCAACAGCTGAGCTTCAGAAATTATTAAAGAAAGGCAATAATGATAAATAGTAAGAATGGGAGAGAAATCCCAAAGTATTCTTACTAATACAACTGACATGTCGAGAGATAATAATAATTTACCCTCATATAAGGATTTCATCGGAAATTCTGATGATTTGCCGTCATTGGGGGATTTTAAAGAAGAAAATCTACCTTCAGTTGAAGATTTTCTTGGAGAAAATGTAGAAGAAGAGACCCAGACCATCGAAAATTCTGATGGAGAGTCATTTTTAGAAGTAACTGACGTTGTTCAGGTTCCAGAATGGTCGGAATTGGTCCGTTTGGTCAATGATGTAAGAAAAGATATTCCAAAAATACCAGAAATTAAGTATTATGATGAGCAATTAGAGGATATTTGTGCTCAAATTGAACAAATTCAAGGAAATTACGCAAAGACAGACAAAATTGATGTCTTGAGTGTTCAAAATGAAGAATTTGAAGGTAAATTATCTGAAATTGAGTCCAAAATTCCTACGGTCAAGTACTATGACCATGATATTAATTTAATTTATGACAAAATTACCGATATTAAGGAAGAACTCAAGTCTCTTCCAGAGATAAAATACTATGAAGTGGATCTTGAGTCACTCAAATCAAGAATTGAACAGGTAAGTGAATCAATTCCTACCTTCCCCGATTGGATTCAGGAGGTCCAGGAGGTTCCAGATTTCTCTTGGATTGGTAAAACCTTTAGTCTTATTGATGATGACTTCAATAAGGTTCAAGGGCATCTCGATGTTATCAGAGAGAAGATTGATTATCAGGTCAATGAACTCAATGACAATTTTGAGAAGAAAGAATTTGAACTTAGGGTAGATGTAAAGAATCTTACTGAGAATTTTGAACAGACTGTCACAAGTCTTGGAGAGACGAGAGATAAACTAATAAAAGAAGTTAAGGATGTTTCTCGTAGAATTTGGGAACAACACCATATATCCAAGGATGACGATAAAAAGTTAAAGAAGTCCATTCTTAGTGAACAGAATAAACTCAAGCAGTCTCTTCAGGAAGAGATCAAAAGTATTAATGAACAGAGTGTTAAGGCAGATGAGTCTATTCTTAAGTTCTTTACTGAATTAAAGGAGACTGTCGATACTCTACCTGAGATAAAATATTACGATGAAGATGTTTCAAGGATTGATAGTGACATCTTATCTCTCAGAAAAGAACTGAAAGAGTTAACTGAACTCGCTTCCTTAATCAAGACTGAACAGACTGAACTGAAGGAGAACTATCTCCTCAATGAACCACCAGAAGAAAAGGAAAGAGCTGGTGGTCAGATAGACCCGTTGACACCTATTAATCAAAATTTTGCAACACTAGAAGATCTGTCTAGTCATTACAGATTATTCCTATCCAGAATAACCACTCAACTCTCTACTATGGGTGGTGGTGGAGCGGGATTTATTAAGGATCTTGATGATGTTTCTTTTGACCAGACTGAAGGAAATAACAAATTACTGATTTACGACCAGGCTAACTCCAAATGGGTTGGTATTGCTAGTACTGCATTAAGTGGTGGTGCAGGAATAGCACAAACTAGTTTCATCAGTGGTATCGCCATAACGATGACAACTGGTAACTTCACAAATGTGAATGTTGCTGGAACAATTACATATAATGATGTAAAACATGTAGATTCTCTCGGTATTTCAACATTCAGAAGTGGTCTCGAAGTTAATACAGGAACAGCGACAACTGCCCTTTTGGTGAGAGGTGATGCGAGAATTACTGGAATCCTTACCATTGGTACTGCATCTGTTACCATAGATGGTGATAACAATACCATAACATCAGGTATTGTTACTATTACAAATTCTGATATTTTTATTGGTGACAATGTAACCATCAATGCTGGTGCTACTGGAATTAACTCAGCACCAAATGTCTTTTATGTCGCTAAAGATGGTAATGATACTAATAATGGAACATCGATTGATAATGCTAAACTAACCATCGCAAGTGCTGTTGGTATTGCTCAATCTGGATCTGTTATTAAAGTACTTTCGGGTAACTATGTTGAGAGTAATCCCATTGAAGTTCCTGCTTATGTGTCTGTAGTTGGAGATGATCAAAGAACTGTAAACGTAAGTC